AGGATGCCGAGGATTTCACCCGTTTCTGGTTCGACGCTCACGGCGCTGGGGAGTTCCGTGGCGTTCTTATTCGCTGGGGGCGCTACGGCGCGGTGCCAACATGAGCACCCTCGCCTCCCTCCCGCCCGTCGTCAATTTCCTCCCCTACCAGCGCGCCTGGATCGAGGACCAGAGCCGGTTCAAGATCGGCATGTTCTCGCGCCAGACCGGCAAGACCTTCTCGACCGGGGGAGAGTGCGCGGACGACTGCTTCCGCGCCTGGGCGGAAGACCGCAAGGTGCGCTGGGTGATCCTCAGCCGCGGCGAGCGGCAGGCGGCCGAGATGATGACCGAAGTCATCAAGCCCTTCACCCGGGCGTTTTACGAGGTCTACAACACGCTTTTAAAGGGCGGCGAGCCGCGCTTCGAGGAGGGCGAGTTCCGGGCGCCGCAGGAGAAGGGGCCGGATGCCGTCTACAAGGCGCTCGAGGTGGCCTTTCCGAACGGCAGCCGGATCACCGCGCTGCCGGCCAACCCGGACACGGCGCGGGGCTTCAGCGCCAACGTCATCCTCGACGAGTTCGCATTTCACGCCAAGAGCCGCGACATCTGGGCGGCGCTCTTCCCGGTCATCTCGAAATCCGGCCTGCGGCTCCGGGTGATCTCGACGCCGAACGGCAAGGGCAACAAGTTCTACGAGCTGATGACGGCCGGGGACACGGTCTGGTCGCGCCATGTCGTCGACATCTACCAGGCGGTCGCCCAGGGCCTCGACCGCAATATCGACGAGCTCAGGCGCGGCATGGCCGACCCCGACGCCTGGGCGCAGGAATACGAGCTGAAGTGGCTCGACGAGGCCTCGGCCTGGCTCGACTACGACCTGATCTCGGCGGCCGAGCACCCGGCCGCGGGGCTCCCCTTCCTCTACCAGGGCGGGCCCTGCTTCGTCGGCGTCGACATCGCGGCACGGAACGATTTGTTCGTGATCTGGGTCATGGAGGCGGTGGGCGACGTGCTCTGGACCCGCGACATCATCGCCCGGCGGCGGATTTCCTTTGCCGAGCAGGACCGGCTGCTGGACGAGGTCTTCGATCGCTACCGCGTGGTGCGCTGCGCGATCGACCAGACCGGCATGGGCGAGAAGCCGGTCGAGGACGCCAAGCGCCGCCACGGCGAGAGCCGGGTCGAGGGCGTGCTGTTCTCGGCCGCCGCCAAACTCGACCTCGCCACCGCGCTGAAGGAGGCGCTGCAGGACCGCAAGGCGCGCCTGCCCGCCGGCGACGTGACGCTGCGCGCCGACCTCCATTCGATCAAGAGCCAGGTCGGCCTGACCGGCATCCGCCGGCTGGTGGCGGACAGCGACAGTGACGGCCACGCCGACCGCTTCTGGGCCGGGGCGCTCGCCGTCTCGGCCGGCGCGCTGGTCTACCAGCCCTTCGACTACCGCCCGGTGCCGCGGCACGGCGGCGACGACATCGATCGCGAGGTTCGCGCCACGGCGGGCTTCGGCGCACGCAAAGGAATCTGGTGATGGCCTTACTCGACGCTTACGGCCGCCCGGTGCGGCTCCAGCAGCTGACCCAGCGCCTGGCTGAGCCCGGCCTGACCGGGGTCCGGCAAATCTGGACCGGCTCGGTCGCCTCCGGCCTGACGCCGCGCCGGCTGGCCGAAATCCTGCGGGCCTGCGACCAGGGCAGTATCGAGGACTTCGTGGCGCTCGCCGAGGAGATGGAGGAGCGCGACGCGCACTATTTCTCGGTCCTCGGCCAGCGCAAGCGCGCGGTTTCCGGTGTGGCACCCACGGTGACGGCGGCGTCCGACGACGCGCGCGACCGCAAGATCGCCGATGCGGTGCGCGAGCGGATCGCCCTTCACGACGGCTTCCCGGACCTCGTCGAGGACCTTCTCGACGCGCTCGGCAAGGGCTTCGCGGTCGTCAACATCGAATGGACCAAGACCGCCGCGCTCTGGTGGCCGCGCGCGTTCCTGCGCGTCGATCCGCGGTTCTGTCGGTTCGACGATGCGACCGGCCAGCACATCCTCCTCCGCGACGAGGCCGATCTGGCCGAGGGCGTCCCGCTTGAGCCCTACTGTTTCATCACCCACCGCGCCGGACTGAAATCCGGCCTCGCCTACCGGGGCGGCATCGCCCGCGTCGTGGCGTTCGGCTGGATGTGCAAGGCCTATTCCCTGAAGGACTGGATTGCCTTCATCGAGACCTACGGCCTGCCGCTGAGGCTCGGCCGCTACGGGCCCGAGGCCACCCAGGCTGATGTGCAGAAGCTTTTCTCGGCCGTGGCGAATATCGGCACCGATGCCGCCGCCGTGCTGCCGAAGTCGATGGAGATCGAGTTCGAGGGGCAGACCACCGGCACCGGCGACCACATCTTCGAGAGCCTCGCCCGCTACGTCGACGAGCAGATTTCCAAGGCCGTCCTCGGCCAGACCATGACGACCGACAACGGTTCGTCGCAGTCCCAGGCCAATGTCCACAACGAGGTCCGCCACGACATCGCCGCGGCCGACGCCCGGGCGCTGCGCGCGACGCTCGCCCGCGATCTGGTCAAGCCCTTCGTCGATCTCAACTTCGGGGTGCAGGAGCGCTATCCGGTGCTGTCGATCGAGGTGGCCGAGCCCGAGGACGTCGGGCTCCTCGTCGACAAGGCGGTGGCGCTGATGGCGCAGGGCATGACCTTCAAGGCCGCCGAGATCCGCGCCAAGTTGAGGCTGTCGGACCCCGAGGATGGCGACGAGATCGTCGGCGGCCGCGCGCCGGCTGCCCCGGCGGAGCAGGCGCCGGCGACGAATGCCACCGCGCTCAACCGCGCCGAGATCGCCGAGATCGACGCGATCGAGGCGGAAATGCTCGCCGACTGGCAGGAGGTGATGGCCGAGACGCTGGCGCCGATCGAGGACATCGTGGCGGCCGCGGGAAGCTATGAGGAACTGATGGAGGGCCTGGCCGACGCGATGCCGCGGCTGGCCTCGTCCAAGGCGATCGAGGCGCTCGTGAAGGGCATGTTCAAGGCGCGCGCCACCGGCGACCGCCGCGATGGCTGATCAGCCGGATCGCCCCGGATACAGCTTCATCCCCGGCCCGCCGCCGGAAGCCTCCCGGTATCTGAAGAACAAGGGCCTCAGGCCGAGCTTCGCCTGGGAGGATGTCGAGCCGGAAGAGCACGCGGTGGCCTTCACGGTCGCCAAGGCGATGCAGATCGACGTGCTGACCGCGATCCGCGAGGAGGTGCAGAAGGCGCTCGACACCGGCCTGCCGCTGGAGGCCTTCAAGGCAAACCTCCAGCCGCGGCTCGAGAAGCTCGGCTGGTGGGGCAAGCAGGAGGTGGTCGATCCGGAGACGGACGAGACCGTCGACGCCTGGCTGGGCAGCCCGCGTCGGCTGAGGATGATCTACAACGCCAACCTTCGCGCAGCCCGCGCCGCCGGCCAGTGGGAGAGGATCGAGCGGACCAAAGCGGCCTTCCCCTATCTCGAATACCGCACCGGCCCTTCGGAACACCACCGGCCGCACCACAAGGCGAAGGAGGGGCTGATCCTGCCGGTCGGCGACCCCTTCTGGGACGAATGGATGCCGCCGAACGGCTGGGGCTGCAAGTGCTGGGTGCGCCAGATCACGGCGCGGGAGGCCGAAAAGCGCGGGGTGGGCGCCGCGCCGAAGGTTCGCGACACGATCTGGGAAAACCCCCGCACCGGCGCGGTCTCGATCGTGCCCGAGGGGATCGACCCGGGCTGGCACCGCAACCCCGGGCGCCTCAGGCTCCAGGCGGTCGAGGCGGTTCTGGCCGAGAAGATCGAGGCGCTGCCAGAGGCGGCGGCGCGCGCGGCGGTGCTTGACATGGTGACGAGCTGGCGGGCGGAGCGCGTCCTGGTGGGCAAGGCGCCGGGGGCGGTGCCTGTCGCTGTCCTGCCCGCAGAGGTGGCGAGCGCGGTTGAAAGCGACCGAAGGGTCGTGAGGATGACCAGTTCCTATGGCGACAAGTTCGTCGAGCGCGCCCGCGATGTCACCACCGGCACCCTGCTGATCCTCGACAGCGCGCTCAGGACCGGGATCGTGATCGCCGAGGAGGCTGAAGATGGCGGCACGGTCAGGCTGCACGTGTTTTCGCGGGGCGATGCGCCCTGGCACTTTGTTCTGAAGCTGCTCCGCCAAAGCGGGGAAATCTGGATCAGCACCATGCACCGGACGCGACCGTCCAGGATATCGACAGTGCTTCGCCGTTCGGGATCGAGGATGGTGAGAGAGTGATGCGCCCGGGAGGTCGGGAACCCTCCGCAGTCACAAGGACTGGCTGACCGTTTTGCTCGGGCGCATGTCAGAAATAGCCCCGATGGCGCCAGATTTCAAGGTTCTGGCGCCGCCGGCGCCGATCCTGACCGAGGCGCCGGCCGCCAGCCCGCCGTTAAAGGGTATTTAAAGGGGTCAGGAGGGGCCTTGTCGGGTCCGGGGCTATGGCGCTACCCTGCGGACCGGGAAGGCCGCTCCTGCGCGATCTGAGCGCCCTGCACGATTTCCGCGCTTCCGGCCAGATCGCCCCTCGAAAACCTTCAAGGCTGATCCAAAGGCCCGCGCCGGCCATTGTCGGCCGCATGGTGACAACGATCCTCAATCAGCTCCAGGGCGTGGCGCTCAACTTCGTGTCCGGCACGGCGCCGGACTGGGTTCAGCTCATTCCAGCCGGCCCGGCCGTCGTCGGCCGCGACGGGCGGAGCTGGCGGATGAGCGACCCCTCCCGCGTCGCAGCGGCGTTCGACGCACGTAAGGCGCCGCAGATCGACATCGAGCACTCGTCGCAGCTCAGGGCGCCGCAGGGCGCGCCCGCGCCCGCCGTCGGCTGGATCGAGGAGATCGAGGTCCGCGACGGCGCGATCTGGGGCCGCGTCGACTGGACGGCGGAGGGCGAAGCGGCCGTCACCTCGCGCGCCTACCGCTACCTGAGCCCGGCCTTCGCCTTCAACGGAACGACGGGGGAAATCCTCCGCATCGTGTCGGCCGGGCTCACCAACAACCCGAACCTCGACATGGCCGCCCTCAACCGGGCCGGCGCTTCACAGGAGAACGACAGGATGGACAAGGCAGTCCTGGAGGCCCTCGGCCTCAATGCCGATGCCACGGCCGCCCAGGCCGTGGTCGCGATCGAGAAGCTGAAGGGCGAGCGCGCCACCGCGCTGAACGCCGCGCAGCAGCCCGATCCCGAGAAGTTCGTGCCGCGCGCCGACCACCTGCTGGCGCTGAACCGGATCTCCGCCTTCGAGGCCGAGGCGAAGACGCGCACCGAGGCCGAGATCACGGAAGCGGTCGATGCCGCCGTGGCGGCCGGCAAGGTCGCGCCGGCATCGAAGGAGTATCACCTGGCGTCGTGTCGCGCCGAGGGCGGGCTGGAGCGCTTCCGGGCGATGGTGGCGGCAAGCCCCGAGATCGCCGGCGGCAAGACCCCGCAGAAGGCGCCGCCGGCCGACGGCGCGCTGACGCCCGAGGAGCTGGCGGTCTGCCGCCAGATGGACATGGACCCCAAGGATTTCCGCGCCTTCCAGGCCGGCACGGCGAAACCGGAGTAATCGCACATGGCTCTCATCACCCCCGCCATCCTTTCGGCGCTGAACACCGGCCTGAAGAAGAACTTCAAGGACGGCTACGATGCGATGAAGGCCGAGGCGGTCTGGACCCGCATCGCCACGCTGGTGCCGTCGTCCACTGCCTCCAACACCTATGCCTGGCTCAAGGACTTCCCGGCGCTTCGGGAATGGGTCGGCGACCGCATCATCAAGGACATGGCAAGCGCCGGCTACCAGGTCGCCAACAAGCTCTACGAGGCGACGGTCGGCGTGAAGCGGACCGATATCGAAGACGACCAGTTCGGCCACTACGCGCCGATCGTGCGGACGATGGGCGAGGAGGCCGCGCAGCATCCCGACCGGCTGATCGCCGCGCTGCTCGGCGCCGGCACCGCCTCGCTCTGCTTCGACGGGCAGAACTTCTTCGACACCGATCACCCGGTCTATGCCAATCACGACGGCACCGGCGCGGTCACCACCGTGTCGAACTACAACAGCGGCGGCGGCGCGCCCGGCCCGGCCTGGTATCTGCTCGATACCCGGAAGGCGATCCGGCCGTTCCTTTTCCAGGAGCGGACCAAGCCCGAGTTCGACAGCCTGACCGATCCTTCGGCGACCGACAGCGTCTTCATGAAGGACCAGTATCTTCACGGCATCCGCTACCGCTGCAACGCGGGCTATGCGTTTTGGCAGATGGCCTACTGCTCGAAGGCGGCGCTCTCGGCCGCGAACTACGAGGCCGCGAAGCTCGCCATGCGGAAGTTCAATGCCGACGGCGGCCGGCCGCTCGGCATCCGGCCCAACGTCATCGTCGTCAACTCCGACAACGAGGCCGCGGCGCGGGCGCTCTTCGAGACGATGATGATCGGCGGGGGCAACTCGAACCCGAACTACAAGGACGTCGAGATCATCGTCAATCCGTGGCTGCCGTAACGGGGGACAGCTGAGAGTGGGGGCGGCACGGCCCGCCCCCATCGCTGATCTGTAAGAAAGGGAGACGACATGGACGCGCTTGACGGGTCCCAGCGGGTGCGCATTTCGGCGCGCGCCGAGGGAGGCTTCTTCCGGCTTGGCCGGCACTGGCCGAAAGAGGGCACCATCGTTACGGCCGACGCCTTCGACGAGGCCGGATGGGACATCCTGCTCGGCGACGGGAACCTCCACATCGAGCCGGCGGCCGATGACGCAGAACCCGATCCGGCCGAACTGAAGGCGGCGGTGGTCGCGGCGATCGCCACGCTGGCGCCCGAGGATTTCGACAAGGGCGGCCGCCCGAAGACCGCCGTGCTGAGGAAGCGCGTGCCCGGCGTGACCAACGCGCTCGTCGACGAGCTCTGGGCGGAGCTGAAGCCGAAGGCCGACTGAACGCCGTGCGAAAGCCCGGTGCCGATCCGATCCGTGTAACCCGCGAGAGGTGGGATCGGGGAGCCGGGCGAGTAGGCCGCCGGGGGCGCTGCCCGGACGCGAACGTCGCAAGGGGGCGTGACAGG